ATGTCCATCTGGTGTATCTTGTGCGAACACATATCCGTCCTCGGTGGTGCCACCATTGAACATATATGCCGGATATTCAAAGTCAGGAAATTCTACATCTAAGCTAGGCGCACGAAACGCTGGTGGAGTAACTATAGGCGTGCAATCGCACCCAGCCGGATATGAACTTGAGCTTGTTCCGCACAAATACACATACGTCCAGCTTGTATAACACGGACACGGCGGGCAGCACTTGCAGTTGCAACCGCAGTAGCTTCCGGTTCCCAGGCAATATGGAGGATTACATGCCATTTAGTCTTTACCAAAAAATCCCGTAGGATATTCCATTTTTACTGTTCCGTTGCCTTTTGTTGGTTTGCCGTCGTCATCCTCTACCCACCAACGCACTTGCTCGACAGGTACGTTGAGTTCGTCCATGTGACATTTATCTTTTGGTAATACCGGCATGTGATATTCTGTGCCTTCTATGAGTACCGCCACTTTGCATTCGCCTTTTTGGTGATTGTATAGCATACAATTTCCACATATCGGTTCGACATTCTTTTTCTTTGCCATTTCATATTCCTCAATGACCAGCCTTCAGATATAATACAGCTTCCCTTATTACAGTAACATCCACTCTAAATGGAGGCTGACTATGCAGGTATTAGGCGTGGCTGCTCAACTTGCCAATGGCAAAGACGTACTCTGTGACTACTTGGTGAAAGTTATCAATAGATCATATGCTGAGAACGATCCTAATCGGTGGCATCGCAGTGCATTTGCCAATGCTGTTAAGGATGTCTTTGAAAGCAGCTTCGGCGTTGACCGGGATTTCACTGAAACATGGAAGAGAAATCCTGAAGCTCCTCCAAACATGCTACAAAGTGTGCGAAAAAGTCTTCAATTTATTGGAGATGGATTCCGCAAAATCAAGGACGGCATCTGGATTGAAATCGCCCTAAGAGACGAGAGTAAGAAGCTGGTCATTTCTGACAGCCGTTACATTAACGAGGCTAAGGCAGTAAAAGCCAAAGATGGCATTATGGTCGTCTTGTATCGTCCTGGTTTTTTGAATGACGATCCCAATCCTTCCGAGGCACAGATTAGACCCATTGTTGAGTTTTGTGTGAACCATCTGGAAGAAGGGCCAATTCCAGCCTACGAAACTTTAGTGCTTGCTTTTGGCGAAAAGGCAGTTCCCGAAGGAATGAAGCACTACGATTACTATCTTATCAATGACGGTACTTTGGAAGATTTGTATTCCAAAGTGGACCGACTTCTGGTTCCGATCATTGAGAGAAAATATGAACAGACTAACCAAGCCGGGCGACCGGGTGCATGTTGAAAAAAACTGGGGCTTTGAGGACTGGATTTACAACGGTCCCGATTATTGTGGAAAGCTCTTGTCTTTTTATTGTGACAAGAAATGTTCGTTCCACTATCACGCAATAAAAGATGAAGTTCTTTTTTTGCATAGCGGTAAGATCATTATGAAATATGGCGATCATGATGACTTAGATGCTGCCACAGAGCTAGTTATGGAGCCTGGAATGGCGTTCCATGTTACTCCTGGTCTTCGTCATCAGATGATTGCTGTAGAGGATTCTCTGATTTATGAGTTCTCGACGCATCATGAGGATTCTGACTCATATCGGGTGGTTGTCGGCGACTAACCGTAAACGTGCCTATAGGCCGGATTCGGTCGAAATCCTGCATAGTTTCCCAACCAGTATATCCCCAGGCAATGACGCCAAGTTTTGGGTGTTGCCCTCGAAGCCATCTTCTGCCTCGCTCGAAACATCCTGACTTGTGCAATATTAGTTCGTCAAGAACTTCTATTCGTTCAAGGGCTTTTGGTTTTGGTTCTTTATTTTCTGTTTCAGTTTGCCCATACCCACTTCTGTTAACACCATAAACGTGTATCCCCTCGACTGGCAGTGTTGGTTGCAAGATGTCCATTTTGCAGTATTCCTCGGCAAATGAGTTTGATTTGCGGGCTTGATTTCCCATATTTCGATATGTCCATCATCGAAGAGAATACTCAAGTCTGGGTTGTAATCATGAACTTCACCTTCAAAGGTGTATTGAACCTTGAATGGTTCTACGTCGTATGAAATTACTTCAGGCATAGCTTCGAGGTATTCGTACACATCGCATTCCATGCCGCTGCGATAGTGCATCTCTTTTCCACCATTCTTTGTAGATACCAGATAGCCCTCTCTGAACTTTGGCTTTCTTTGCTTTAGTTTGCCATCTTTTTTGTTGCTTTGATCCTTCCAGATCATGGCCTTCATTTGGCCAACTTTAGGTATCTGGGTTTCGGATGGGTGCTTTGCCTTAAAGTGCATCCTCAAGTCACGCACTGGCGCACCGCAACGACCAAGCGGACAGATTACAAATTCACGGCCTTCTTCGTGCGACTCTATGATGTGCGTCTTGTATTCTTCAAAGTCGGTGTAGCCCTTGCCGCACACGAAGCATTGAAACTTTCTTATGTGGTTATCTTTTGGAAATGGCAGGGGCATCTTTTTCCTTTTTCTTCGGCTTCTTGGGCTTATGGTGAATAATCATGTTCACCACATCGTCTCGGTCGCACACATGGATATTGGGAATATCCTCATTGCCGAACATATTCTCAACTGAGTCTTCAGGCGAGCCGAACATAGATTTGAATAAGTTGATGCCAATAAACTTGGCTTCATCCCGGAATCCAGGTATCATTGGATCATCGTCTTCCGGTTTATCGTTTTTGAGCTTGGCAAAAACCAAGCGACTTTCTTCTGGTGCGCCGAATAAATCGTCGCCTTTTTTGAAGAATAGAATCATTCCGTGGCGATCCATCAGGTCATGGATGGATTTTTCTTGTTCCTCCAACACGCAGTGTCGGTCCCATTTATCCATAAGTTCCCGGAATTGTGAGAAAGCCGGTGATGGAGTGTTGAAATAGTTGTTGCTCATTTAGTTCCCCCAGGTGATATATACGATCATGACACGCACTTTGCACGGCTTCCGAAAGTTTGTATTTGAAGACATGGACCCAACTCCAGATAAGTCTCGCAGCATCGCTATGGGCGCAGGAGACGAAGATAAGGGGACCGAAGATTATTTTGGTGCATTGGGTGACGAACAGGGGATTGAATGGAAGGATTTGGCGACGATATTCGAGGACGAACCGTGGGTTTCGTCGCACTTTGGCTTGGGAACTCCCAATAAAGAAGTCCTATACAAGTTATCGGCGTGGGAAATCGTCAAAGGTTCGCTTACACCCAGCGGTGCGGATATACGGTTGAAGCCTCAAAAGGGAAATCGTATTTATCTGCAAGGGCATAAGTTGAATAAATCTAAATATCAAGACACCAACCGTTACTATCTTGGTCGCCAAGAACTCATAAAGTTTTTGACAACAGGTTGGTTCGACGCCGCTCAACGTGGCGGTGGAATGCCAGGAGCCGACCCAATGGGCGGCATGGGTGGAGGAATGCCAGGAGCAGCCCCAGCCCCACCAATGTAAAGGAGACTTATGAAGTTCAGAGAATGGTTACAACTACAAGAGGTCGGAACTGGCACCAATGCTGTCGCCGTATTTTCCCGTCCCGCAATCGGCATGGTTCAGAGAGAGCCTGTCGATATGATTGGCTTCCGTGACGAAGACAAGAAGAAACACAAGAAGCATAAGAAACATGACGATCTTGACCACAAATAGTGGTTCGGGTATGATGCTGTCTCGATTCGATAATATGCAGAGCAGAAATCGGCGGTTCAGTTATCTAACTTGGTGACACACCACCAGCGGCCCCTGGAACGCCGAATGAAGTCTACACAGTAAGTCGATGGCTTCGAGGAGATTACCAGAAAAACACTTACAGCCCCCTACGGGGGCTGTTTTCATTGGGAGATGGATATGAAGTTTGCAGTGGTCACGGCTTGTGACGAAGGTTACGCCGACCTCCAGGAACTCACCAGTCCAACCATCATTTCATACTGCGAACTGCACGGCTATGAATGCTTTGTCAACCGAATCGTTGACAAAGAACGGCCAGCAGCTTGGTATAAGATCAAAGAAGTCCTGAAGGCGTTTGAAACCGGCGTGGACTTCGTACTTTGGATTGACACCGATGCAATAATTGTCAATAATAAAATCAGGCTGGAAGACATCGCAGAGGATGGCAAGGACTTCTATTTTGCCTGCAATTGGGCTGCACTGAACAGTGGCGTGTTCATGATGCGAAACACAGACTTGAATAAAGATTTCCTCAACTGTGCGTGGCATCAAGACCAGTTCATCAACGATGGTTGGTGGGAACAGCGAGCTTTTATCCACTTGTTGGAACTAAGGGTTTATCCAGAAGAAAAAATCAAAGAAATACCCGCCGTCGAATTCAACTCGGAAGAGTATTTCAGCTTTTCTTTCATCCATCACTTGCCGCAGGTTTCTAAGTCCGAACGAATCAAGAGATTTCGCAAAATACTTGCCAGGG